AAGTTGGGTTCTTATCTTCATATCTCCACATTCTCTTTTCATGATTGCCTAATGTATAATATTTTTTTACTTTATGATTACCTAGACCATAATTAAATTCTTCCATAGCTTCATCAAATGATTGCATGTCTTTTATAAATGTTGGCTTTTCTATTCTTGCAGTAAATGTGTCATCAGGAATATAATAAGTACAACTATCTAAAGTTAAAAAATCTCCTATCTGAACTACATAAGCTGGTTTTGTTTTTGCAATATGTTTACCAATCCATCTAAATCTACTCTTATCTTTTATATGAGGAGAATCGTGAAGATCTCCTATTGCTATTACTTTCATGTTGGACTCCCTTTTGGTTTGGGTTTTGGTAATATAAAATTTGAACAATCAAACTTAATATACATCCCATGTTTGTTTACTTCCTCTGGTCCTATATCAATTAATTTTTCATATGATTTTTTATAACCATCAACTAAACATGTATATTGATCATCATAAGGTTCAGGAAATACATGAGGGTCAATACAGACACTTTGTACTTGTGAACATAAATATACAACCAAAAACCACTTCATTATTTTTTAGTATGGTTCTTAAATATTTGTGTTCCCTTAATTCCAAAAATACTCGCTACGACAAGAATCCATAAATTTGTAAACCATGTCGGGAGTGCCTGGAAATGCTCAAAGAACATTTTAATTTTTTCCATAGCTTGTGGATCATCTGACCAAACTCCATATGCAAGCACCAAGATTGGCAGTGTGAGTATAGCCAGAACTACCTCATCCTTGTAATCGTTTTGTCTTGCTTCTAAAAGTTTTCCTGAATATTCAATCTCACCCTGACTCATTTTTCTAGCATGATTCATTTGAGCATCAGCCATTAATTTTTTTGTTTCTTGTTTCTTTGTATAGATGTGACCTGCTGTCTTAAAACCTGCTGTCAATAAATTCAACCACATAGATATATCCTCCTAGTTGAAGATACTTTATCAATCTATAATGGAATTTGCAACTTTTACTCTTTGACTTCGCCTTTTTCCCATTTCATATCAGGTAGGCCATTGGAATATTGTTTCCCATCAAATGTTAAAACTTGTTTTCTATTTGCTCCAGCTTCATTGTAAGATACATGAACCCAACCTTTAGCACCATCTGTAGGACAATAATATTCTAGTATGAGTTGATCAAAATCACAATTATTTTCAATCCAATATGCTATCTTAATATTTGGAATACCAGCTATCTCAAAATCAACTGCTTGACCTTTAGCATGTTGCGATGTTTTTTTGGACCCTATAGCTTCACAAAGCTCTTCTGAACGAAAACCTGATGTTACAGTTACAGGTTTATCAAATTTAGCTCTTACAGGTTCTAATATTTCATAGCATAGATCTCCTAGACTCTTAACTTCTCCACTACCTGCTTTATTTTTTATACCTTTTCTTGTTGCTGTCTGTGATTTTTCAAATTCTTCTAATGTAAAATGTTTTGATAATTGCATCGGAAAACCTCCTATGTTAGCAATAATTTATAAATGATTGTGGACATACCCATAATTAACATTCCTGTTGATGTCATTACAATTTTTTCTAACCTATCTATCTTTTTGTTTGTCATTTCTTGCATTATTCTGCATAATTTTTCATGATCATCAATCCTTTGATGTGCTGTGCTAGTATTTCTAGCTCTTTTTTTAATAATTTTACTCATTTTCCTTGACCTCTATACTTCATTTGTTTTTTACTTCTTCCTTTTCGTTTATGTTTGTTCATGGAATTTACCTTTTTAGGATTTCTACCTATACTTGTACCTTTTGAGGTTTTTTCATAAGTGATAACAACCCCATATAAACCTTTTTTACTTGCCATAGTATCTTTTACCTATTTTAGACATAATACTTAAAATTTACCCCTCTATGACGCTTTAAACACTATTTATTTTTGTATTTAGCTTTCATCTTTTCATCATCTAACCTTTTTATTTCTAATTGGGTATAATGGATGATTTTATCTAAATCTTCAGTGCCTCCCTTTTTTAAATACCTGACGACATACTTTATCACATTCCCTTGATAGAACGAAAGATTATTTTTAGCAATAAACTCATATGGTTGAATCTTAAATTCTTTATAATGTGATCCTCCAATTTGTCTTAATTCAGGCAAAACTTTTTCCCATATACTTTCATCTGTCATTTTTCCTCTCTTATTTTTGCTATTGGTGGTCTTGTATATTCTTTTATTCCTATGTGTTTTAATGTGCTTGTTAAATCTGACCATATTTCTCCATTACATTGTTTCCATAAAGCACAAAAATAATAATCTTCACTTAAATACCTTTGTGTTTTTTCTTCATCTTCAAGAATACCTTGTCCTTGTATGCCACAATCAAAGAAAGCATATTCTTTTTTACCACCTACTTCTCTTTTATTATCTATGTTAGCTTTTACATCTGAAAGATATTCTATGGTTGGGTATTTTTTTAATATTGTTTCAAATACAATTCTTTCAATACACATGAAACCTGTACCTGCATAATTTACTTTTTTAAATCCTTTATCATTATCTGATAAATCAACTTCACCTATTGGAAAATTTAGACACCAACCCTTACTGGCATCACCCTCTTCTATTTTTTCTTCATGTTTTATTGGATAGGGAGCTGATGCTAAAGGTTTATCAAATAATAACACTCTTATAAAATCTTGTGGGTCAAAAACAATATCTGCATCTATAAAAAAAAGATGTGTATATTCTTTTTGTTCTAAAAAAGCTGATACCAATTTATTTCTAGCTCTTGTTACAAGACTATCTCTTACCCACATCATTCCAATTCCTATTTGTGCTTGCAACAAAGTATCTCTTGTATTAATTATTGAGGATATAGTTTGTAATTGAATTTTTTGATCAAAGCTAGGAATACAAACTAAAACATTTTTTTTCATCTTAAATCTCCAGTTAAAATTTTATATATTGTTCCAAGAGGTTTGGGAGTTTTATTATTTGTTGAACACGAAACTATTATCAATAATGTAAATAATAAAAATAATTTCATAAAGGGCAGGTGAGTTTGGTGGTTTGGTGGTAAAACTCACCCACCAATTTTGTATATATCATAAAAATAAATTTATTCTATAATTTTGTTTTAAACAATTCCTTGTTAAAATGTTTGATTAATTGCATCTAAACTACTTATGGTTTAGTAGGCCATGTAACTGACTCTACTTCATCTTTTGTTGTTAATCCATTTGTTAAATCTCTTAATGCTTGTCTATATGTTGTCATGTCTGTACTTAAAGTATTATCTGATAAAGCCAAATAATCTGTTTCTGCTAAAAGTTTATTTCTTTTGGCTCTTAAATCTTCTAAAGCTATTTCTAATTCTACTGTTGAAAATTGTGCTTCTATATCTGATTTTGAAATAGGTGTTGTACCATTAATCCATTGTATATTATCTAAATCTTCATCTAAAATTGAAAATTCTGCATTTGGATTAATACTTTTAACTGCTAAATATTGTTTTTTTGATAAATTCATAATTAAAGTACCTCATATAAATGTAAAAACATTCCACCACCTCTATTTTGATGTGCTGAACCTGTACTTCTAACAAATAATCTGTATGTAATTTCAGATGTAGTCCCATGATTGTCGTCATATAAATTCATAGATATATTTCTATAAACATCAAATCTAGTTTGTTGAGAGCCATTAAATTCACTATCAAAAGCAACAGAACTTCCTGGTGTGAAAGCTGTTTTATCAGCATTATCTGATGTTCTTTGTATTTTAAATCCAAATTGTAAACTACTTGTTGAACTAACATCACAACCATAACTAACAAAACCTGTCCCAATAATTTTTGATGATGAATTGGTAGGTGTTATTGAAGCAGTTATGTTTGTGCTTGTAGGTGTTGAAGAACTTACATTCCAATTTCCTGCCGAAGAATCAAAACTACCAGATTGTGATTTTACATATTGTAAAACTTTTCCAGCACTTACATTTGTTAGAGCCGAACCATTTAAAGCTGGTAGTGTTCCTGATAAATCTGCGGCATCTAGATTTGTTAAGTTCGCACCACTAACTGCTGGTAGTGTTCCTGTAAGTCCTTGTGTTGCGTTTAATTTTACTAATGCCATAATTAACCTTTTGGATTATCTGTTTTAATTTGTTGTATTCTTGCTTTCCAACTATCAATACCATCATCATAAATTTCTTCAAGTTGTGATTCCCAAGAACCATAAAGTTTTTTTCTTGTAGCAATAACTGTTTGATTACTTTCTTCTGTGTTTCCAGCAGTTTCATAAGATGTTAATTGTTCAGCAGTAGGCTCTGAAATTTCTAAATTCCATTCTTTAATATAAACAACTCCATCTCCATCATCTTGCAACAATACATCTTTTAAAAAATCTACTTCTGATACACCATTTGCATCACAGTACATTTTAATTTTAGTTGATAGATTTGCCATAGTTTGTCCTCCTTAATTTTATGTGTCTGCTAATTTAATAAATTGTGCTGATGTAAAGTTTGCTGAAGTATTACCCTTTAGCACCATAGTGTTTTGATGTTTTATTTGCGTAAATCTAACTTTATGTGTAGATGTATTTGTAACATCAAAAAAAATAGAACATCTTACTGTAGAATATCCACCACCAGCGTTCCAATTACCATAACACTCTGCCATTTCAGCATAACTTGAATTATCTGTTGTTTTATCTATTCTTCCACCACCATATTCTGCGTCTGAATTACAAGTCATAAACCAAGTCATAGTAACTAAATAAATTCCTGTTGATGCAAAGGTAAATATTCCAGAACTTTCTGTCATTCCTGTTCCTATTTTATTAAAACCAGAAGTATCATTTCTTTCCCAATTTGCAGAAATAACAGCTTGAGTACCTTGCGACATAGCTAAATCTGTTGTTAATCTCCATGAATCAGCTTCTGTAATTCCACCAGCACTAGCCCAAGATAAAACCCCTGACCCATTAGTAGTTAATGTTTCGCCACTTGACCCATCATTATTTGGAAAAGTTAAAGTGTATGAAGCACTTGCACTATGAGGTGGAGATTTTAATTTTATTCCATGTGAATTTTGTGAACAGTTTAATTGTAAAGTTCCATCAGTAGTACCATCTCCTTTTATTTGTAATCCTGCGGCACTTGAAGTTGATACAAAATTTGCTTTAGCATCTGTTATAGTAGAATCAGAAACTGTGCCTACATTTAATACTGAACCAAGAATTTGAATAAAATTTATTACATCGCCTGTAACTAAATTACTTGCAAAAGTAATCGTTGAACCACTAACAGTAAAAGATGGATTGGCTCCTCCAGATTTCTGAATGACACCATTTAAAGACACAATCATGTGTGTAGAAGTTTCTGGTATTACATTTACTCCACCGACTTGCATTGTATATGCGGCTTGACCATTAACTACTGATATTGCATCGCAAATCTGAAAGTTGCCTACTGTTGGTTGTTGACCTATATAACTCAAAATTTTTACTCCTTAACTTTTTGGATTATTATCTTTTATACCTTTAACTCTTGTTTTCCAAGCATCAATATCATGGTAGATTTCATCTAATTGATCTCCCCATGTACCATACTCGGCTCGTCTTGTTACATCTACACTAGCATTACTTTCAGCAGTATTACCAGCAGTTTCATAACTGTCTAATTGTACTGAAGTAGGTTGAGCAATATCTAAATTCCATTCTTTGATATATGCACCATTACCATCACTATCGTCTTGCAACATAACATCTTTCATAAAATCTACTTCTGATACACCATTTGCTTCGCAGTATAATTTTATTTTTGTACTTAGTTGTGCCATAGTTTGTCCTCCTTAATTTTATGTTATTATTTTGTATCCACCAAAATTTGTTGAGTTTCCATCTCCTGCACCTGCTGAACCACCTTTAAGTGAAGGTGAACCTGAAGTATCATCTATATATACAAAAACTTCATAATAATCTCCCTCTGCTACATTGTTTATAAAATTGTGACCTACAGAATTTTGACGACCTAAACTATCTCTAAGGTCTATTATATGTTCGCAAAAAGCAGTTCCATTTCTTCTAAACTGTAACCACCCATATTTAAAGCCATTATCTTCGCCACTGTCCATATACATATTGGTAAACATATAATAATATCCTGCTTGACCAACTGGACAAGTCCAACGATAATTACTAGAGTTATCATAAGCACTAGCAGTGTCTAAAATTTCTTGATCAAATTGAACTTTTACATAGGTTTGATCTGAAACTGTTTGTGTTGAACCTCGTCTTGCATACCAAGCAGGTGTCATAAATCCACCAGCACCAGTTACAGTTCCTGTAAATGCAAAGTTATCTGCAAGGTTAATTGATTCTGATTGTATTTTATCTATTGCCATAATTTATTTTCCTATGTTATAATTTTGTATGCTCCAAATTTTGTTGCTCTTGTCCATTGGGTATCACTTTCTAAAAGGTTACCACTTCCACTAACAGTATTTACTCTAGCAAATACTTCAAAATAATCATTATCATCACTATCTACGACAGCTGACGAAAATAAAAAATTTTGTCTAAAATAGTGAGTCCCTGGGTCACATACGTTTTGAAGAACATAACTACCATTTTTTTTTAAATAAATATAATGTGGACCAAGTTGATCGTTTCCAGATGTGTCATATAAAAGAGAAGCATAAATAAAATATTTACCAGCTACTCCTGGAGTAAATCTGTAATTAGATGAGTTATCATAAGTATTATTTGTATCATACAACTCTGTTTGAAACTGAACTTTAGTTACAGCATCATTTGAAAGTGCTTGACCACCACTACCACCTAAATATGCTTCAAAAGCTGGAGTATTAGCACCACCAACACCAGATACAAAGTTTGCTCTAGTCATTTTTCTTAATGCACTAGCTGATGTGTCATGAATTAATATTGTGTCATCTGTAGCGATAGAAGTTTCAGCAGTTTGACCAGTAATTATTGTAGGTGCAGTTTGATCGCTACCCACAGATGCGTTTGGTGCATTTACAGTTTGTAATGCTCTGCCTAAATAAACTGCATACATAACATCGCCAGATGCTGTTGCACTCGTAAGAGTTAAAGTTGTACCACTTGCAGTATATGCTTTGCCACTTCCTGGTTGCTGAACAACCCCATTGATAACTAATCTAATATCATTCTCATTTGCTACTGCATGAGATAAAGTATAATTAGCTGTTGCCGAAACTGAAAAGGTTTCAGTTAAAAAACTTGCAAAATTTTCTGCTGGAGTGTTACCAATATAAGACAATTATAACTCCTATGTAATTTCCATTACTGAAAGTGTACCAGAAATTTTATCTGCTACTGAACAATCAATTTTTAAAACATCAGTTGTTTCCATTACAACCTTACCACCTGTTAAAAGCTCTAATGAGCTTCCTGCTGGTATTGTTACATCTTTTACTAAAAATGCAGTTCCATTAGCAACATTGTTTGCACCATTTCTATTTGCAGTATCACTAACCAATTCTACTTCAACTGTGACTGCAGTTGTGTGTATATTTGTAAGTAACAAACCTACAATTACTGTTGTTGTGCTAGATGCTACTGTGTACATTGTATATGCTGTTCCTGCTGATGCAGGTTCTGCCGCAAAAGTTACACATTTAAAAGTATTTGCCATCTGTTCTCCTTAATTATTTGTTTTATATATCATCCTAAAGCTATTGCAAGACTTGTTACCTCATCTAGAGAAACTCCTGCTGAAGTAGTTACAAAAGATAAATTACCGCTTCCATCTGTTCTAATTACTTGACCTGACGAACCATCTGCTGTTGGTAATGTAAAAGTTAAATTTGCACCAAGTGTGTCAGGTGATTTTAAAGCAACATAATTTGCTCCATTATCTGTATCTTCAGGTAATCTTATTTCAGCACCAGCACTCGCTGATCCTGTAACTTCAAGAGGAGTGCTTATAGTAGAATCTAAAAAATTTACTGTATCAGTTGTTTGATTAAAAGTAGCCAAACTAATAAAAGCATCATTATCAGCATTACGCATTTTCCATATGTTACTTGAAGTGTCATACCATAATTGGTAAGCATAAGTTGTAGATGGAGCTGAAGAACCTGAATTATTAGATACTACAGCTTGAAGTGCAGAGTTTAAATCTGCTCTAAAAGAGGGAAATCCTTGGTTCGCTATTACATAATCGTGAGTTGCCATATTTATGCCTTATCATCAGTTTTTTTAATAATCAACAACATATTCTACACTCCTTTTGCTTGATAATCAAATGTTCTTGATACACCTGAACCACTACTATTTTGAAAAGCAATATCAAATCCTGATACTGTTTTATTTGTAATAGCATATTTATCCCCAGAAGACATATCTTGAATAGATAAAGCAATAGCAATACTATTCGCTACTCTATAAGCTCTTGCGTAAGTTACTGTTTTTGTACTTGTGCCTGAAGCTACATCATTTTCTTGATTTGTAAATGACTCTAATGCTATTTTTATTCCAACAGCAGTTACAATAGGAGTTGCTGTACCATTATCTGAAGTTAATAATACTCTAAATTTAAAAAATCTACCTGTATAATCACCAATAATAAAATCTTGAAAGGTTGAAAAAGTAATATTATCATCAGAAACTGCTATTTGTAGTTCAGATGAACATTGAGTATTTGCATCACCATCAAAGTTAGAATTTTGGTCATCAAAATTACCTGATACAAAATCAAATATTCTTGCTCTATCTGTAACCTGTTGTTGTAATGTTGCTGTAATGTTTGCAGTTAAAATTGCACCAGCATCAATTGTATCAGAAAAAGCATAAGTACCTGATGATTTAACTGTTGCGTTCTCTCCACCATCAAACAAAGTTTGTGTAATAGAATCAAAGTTACCTGAAACATCATCAAAGAGTTGATTACCTTTAAGTACAATTGCTTTTGAATTGTCTTCTAATGTTATTATTGCTGTATCATTAGTTGTGCCTGTAAAATTTGGATTTTGGTTATCAGTAATTAAATCTGTAAAGTTATAATTTAATGTTGTTATTTGCGTAACTACTTCACTTGCATTAATTGATACATTTCCTAATTTATCTACTGCTTTGATTAGATAAGTTCCTGTTTTAGCTGGTACTATTATTGATGTTCCTGGTCTTGATAATTTTTTAACTAATACAATTGAGTTTTGCCATTGAGCTCCAGTTGTTGCTGAACTAAAATTAATTCTATAATGAGATAAATCTAAATCAGGTACTGGATCAAAACTTAAATGAGCTTCTTTTCCAACTATGTTACATGCAAAATTCTGTACATCAGCAGGTGGTGCAATCTGTCCAATAATAGTTCTACTTGCAGTTATAGATGAAGAATTTACACCAAAAATATTCACACCTCTAGCACGAACCGAGTAAGTTGCTTTATCAATTACATTTAAAAACTCAAATTTTGTTCTAGCACCTCTACCAATTAATTTAAAAGTATCAGCAGGATTTAAAGCTGTACCATCAGCATCAGTATCTTGTTTTACTTCTACTTCAAATATATCTGTAAAGTTATCTGTAGGTGCTGTAAGCTCAATAACAAGTTTTACAATTACAGTACCATCATTATAAGCAACAAGTTCATCGGTTAATGTTATTGCTTGTGGTGCGGCAACTGTTGTAGCATTAGGCAAGTTTGTAGATTTACCACTTGATACAGTAGAATAATCACTTGTTGCAAAATCATATACAGCACTTCCTGTTTCTCTAAATTCACATGCAACAATTGGTATTGGAGCATCTTGAGAACCACCCATAGCAAATGACCAATTACTAATTTCAAATTCTTTATTTGTAAATCCTAATCTACTATTTGTAATCTGTACTGTATCTCCAATATCTAATTGAAAAGCTTTTAAATTAAATTCTGCTGTAAAACTTATTTGTTGTCTTGCTTTTAATAGTTGTATTTTAGCCAATCTTTGTACTGTATGCGAAGATGTAGTCATTGGAAAATTAAACTCTCCAAATATTCTTTCTGAATTATCTTCTGTTTCAAATGTACTGTTTGTTAATATTGGATAATCTTGTGGTTGATAGTTATTATCTGGCTCTGAATATAAACCTTTTACTGCATTAAATAGTTCTTTTTTTGATATTCTTGTATTTAAACTGATACCACTTCTTATATGTTCTTCATCTAGTGTTACACTTGGAGTTTCAAATACTGCTGGTCTTAATTTAAATTGACCATTAGAATAAATTAAATGTCCTGCAATACTTGATAACATATTTTCTAATATGCTTTTTGGTGCTTTATCTAAATTAAAAGTACCATTTACTGAAAATCTTTTTTCTGTTCCTGATGGATTAGTAATAGTTACATTTTCATCACAAGTGTTTGCTACTGCTGAAAAATTTGTATCATTTATTTCATTAGCATCAGCATCTAAACCATATCTTTCATTTAATAAATAATCTCTAATACATAGAGCTGGATTTGTAGAAAAAGCTGTAGCACTACTTCTTGGATCAAATACTTTTTTACCCTCAACCTCAAATGTTATATTTGGAACACCATTTGTATAAACATCTTTATCAAAATTTAATCTTACATATAAATAAGCAATACCTCTTAATCTATGACTTGTAGTCCATTGTGAAATTTCACTTACTAAATCAGCATCAGCAGATTGTGCATCAGCTCCTAAATGTTTTTTGATTCTAGCTTTTCCTTCATATTGATTTCCACTAGATGGAAATAATCTAGCAATTCCATTAGAATCTGAACCATCTTGTGTTAATGGTACTTCATCTTCATTAAAAAATACTTTTGTAATATTATTTATTTCATGACCAGCTACTGTAATTATAATATGTAAAAATTCATTTGTTGAACCAGTTGCTTCAGCATAAACCATAGTTCCACCAACTCTAGTTTTACCATATATTATTCTTTGTGGAGCGACACCAGATTTAGCTGTAACCATCGTACCTTGCTGGAGATTAGTGCCTAATTCAGGTATATCTATATCTGGAGCTAATTTTCTATTTACAGCACCCATTACTAATTGAGTACCTGCTGAAACCAAAAAAGTACCAACTAAACCAGCAGTTGTTCCTGATAATCCTATAGCAGTTCCAACTTTAGTTGCAAAAGCTGATGGACCAATTGCAGGTATGGCGGCAAAACCAACTGCTAAAGCACCTACTATTAATGCTGTTTTTATTGTTTTACTTCCCATTTATTCTATTCTCCATGCTATATTACAAGTGTTCGTATTTCTTGTTTCTACACCATTCTTTGCTCTAAAAATACTTTTTTGTCCAATACATACCCCTAGAGTTCCACCAAGTTCTTCATCTGTTTTTAAAAAAACAACATCACCTCTTTGTGCATATACACAATCTATTTCTTTAAAATTATTATCTTTAGCAATATCCATAGCAATATCTAATAAATCTTTTTTATTTAACTCCTGTAATATTTTTTTAGCATCTTTTAAGGATTTATATTCCATATCAAATACTATTTTGTTTGTAATAGTTTTAATTGCACCTATCACAAAATTAACACAATCTGATTTACCTCTTTTAAATTTTACTAACTGTTGTTGTTGAATATAATCTGATAGTTTAGTATCCCAATTTTCTATTCTCATTAGGATGAAGCTTTTCCCCAAATTATTTCTTTATCCTGTAAATCAGGAACAAACTCAAAACCTAAATCACCAGCAAAACTTAATTGTTGATCTTCATGTGTGTATCTTCTTTCTTTAGCTCTATCCAATACAATCAATCTATTTTCTAAATTTAATACTATTGTTGCTGATTCAGGACCCTCATCTATCTTCATGATGTCCATTTTTCCTTTGAACAAAGTATAAACATCAGCAATTACTGATTTGTTTGTATCAAATAAACCTAAAAAAATACTTGCATTTCTATTTGTATAATTAGCAGATAGTGCCGCTGATATTAAACTTGATTTAACACCTGTTAAAGATAATGATGCACCAACAGCTTCAACTTGATCACTTTCTGATATAGCACTTACATTCATTAAATCACCTAAACCTGTAAAAGTATTAGATGAACCACCAGCAGTCATTGTTAAATCTCCATAACCATTCCAAAATCTTAAAGTACCTGTGCTAAACTCTAGTTCACATGCTAAAAGTGGTCTTACAACTTGACTTGTTACTGCATTATTAAAAGCTGTTGTTACTGTTCTTGACATATTATTCCTTAATAATTATTTTTTTAATTGATAAAGAGCCATCAATATTTTCTTCTAATTCTGCTTTAGATTTTATGCACTGATATTGAACATTTTTTTGAAAAACTCTTTCAGCAACTCTTTTACCTTTTAAACATTTGGACATAGAGTCTTGTATTCTATGTTCCTTAATTTCTCCATTAACAATCATAAGTAAAGCTATTACTGTTTCTATCATAATACCTTACCTTTATTTATTCCATTTTTAACTACATACTTTTGAGTACCATTACCACCTATCTCAACTTCTTTTTTTAAATGTTTAACAAGATTCATTTCTTTGTGTTTTTTATGCAAAGATTCAATATAGTTATTTAATTTTTTTTTTATCCTTTCTGACATTTTTTTTATCTCCATATAAATTTTCAATACCTAGTTGTATTTTAAAACAAACTTCATCAATCCAACCAAACATTGCATATAATATTCTATCAAGCATTAATGATCTCCATTCCCATTTATTCTTACTTTATCTTTTAAAACTTCTAATTGTGCTGACAGTTTATCAACATCTTTAATTAATCTTTCTATATTTACTTTGTTGTTCATCATACCATCTACTCTTTCAGTAAGTTTTTCAACTTCGACTAAGGTATTTTCTATAAGCAAATATTGTTCGCTATCTGCTGGAAGTGAACCCATTTCTCCTCTTGGCCACTTAATTCTAAATTCTGTATTTTCTTCAACATCAGAAATCATTAATTTACCATTTGTTTCAATATTGTTGAGTCTTTCAATAATTCCAAAGTATGCCCAAACTGCTACTGCTACTGCAATAATAATAGAAATTAAATTTCTTAATGGTAACTGTATATTTGTGTTTTCGCTTACTTTCATTTTCTTTTCCTTTTACCCATTCCCATATAATGATCTCCAGGCTCATAATCCCATCTTTTACCATGATGACCTCTTATATCAGCATACCACATTCTTAGTCTTACAATAATTTTTCTCAAATTTCTACTCATTCTATCTCATTCCATGCTTCTTCTTCGCTTTTGGGTTCAGGTAATTCAAAGTTTTTTGGTGGCATCAATAATTTACTATCGCCCATTAGATTTATTTCAGGATTTTCTTTCTTATAATCATCTTTAAGAACATCCCAATAACTGCCATCATCATTTGGTCTTGTTATATCACTACCTTTTACATTACTACATTTGCTGACTAATAATCTAAAGTTATCATTATATTGAAGTGTTGGATTATTATTTACCTTATTACAATGTTTTAAAAGCTCTAACTGTTGTTTAAGTTCCATATTTTCTTGCTGTACTTTTTTAAATTCATCTGTACATGCTGAACCTAAATACTTTCTCCAGGTAAGTCTTACTGATTGATCATCAGAAGGATTAGTATAATTATTATCGGAGTTAAAATGCCTGTAACTGTTTTCTGAATCTCTTTGTTCGACTGATAAGCTAAGATCACCAGTGCTACAAGAATTAGTACCATTATTGAGATAGTCATTTCTTGAATGAGCTGGTTTTACACATAGAGCTAAAACACACATAAGAACAATAAGTATTCCTGTAAAATAATAATTCATCTTGGCAATCTCCATTGTGCATAAATCCTATCTGTTTAAATCCTTAATATCATAATCGTGTTCTCTAACTTGATCTGCTAATTGTCTATATAAATTTTCTGCCATTTGCCATGTAGCTTCAGCAGAAGATAATCTTGTATTCATATCTGTTATTTCTTTTTGTGCTATTGCTAAATCGCTTTCTAATTTTATAATGGTCAATTTACTGTCATCAATTGTAGAAGTTAAATTTAAAACATATCTTATAGATGTGAATGTTCCAACTACTAGAGAAGCAACTATTGGGACTAGAATAATATTTTTTTTAAAGAGTTCTGCAAAGTTCATTATAATGCCTCGGTAGCTGATAAGGTTATTCCATATTTACTCACCTGATCTGTATCCCACCCAGTTTCATTATTATCTAATCTCATTATTGTTTTTGCATTTGTATATATAACAGTTGCATCATTATTAATTGTTTCTATACCCTGTCTTAATGAGGGTTCTACTTTTACATTAGCTTCACCTGAACCATTGGCACTAACATCTTCAATAACCATATATAAATAAGAACCTATTTGTATATAATCACCAGCTTTGAATACATTTGCTCTACTAGCAGTAAAACCATCTAAAGCTATCTGATTACCTGTTTGACTTGCTCCATTGACTCTAACAGTCCCTGTAGCTGTTCCTTGTATGGTTTTTCTATCTTGATCACCTATACTAAATGTTCCTCTTCTACCTCTTAATTGTAGTAAAAAAGCTAATATTACAGAAGCATTGTTTTTTAGCATTGGGGGAAATTTAATTTGTGTTGTCCAATATTCACCCTCATGTTGAACAATCTGATCTTGACCTGTGAAAGGAGAGCTAGAAACTGCTACAGTTCTAACTATAGAAAATCTTTGTGTTTGTACCCCAACAACAGTTGGAAATGTCAATGGGTATGATGGTGTAAATACTGCCATAATTATCCTCCAAATGCTTTTGCAAATTTACCACCTCTCAATTTAGCATCTGCTACTGCTGATATAGTTGATTGTTGAATAGTTGGCAACATATTTGCTATTTCTGATCTAACTGTATTTGTTACACCTAAAGCAAAATTTAAGTTTTGATTTATAACAACACCTCCACCACCACCCATTAATGATCTTGTATCTGCATTATTTTTAATTACACCAGCACTTCCAGGAACAAATAACTCTGGTCCTCTTTCACCTACCATTCTTGGAACACCTGATTGTTGTACACTTCCACCTGATGCAGTACCTGGCAAAGTGGTTCCTGTAGTTCCAGTTTTAAAAAATCCACCTACAATTGATCCAAGAGTACCACTTCCTGATAATCCCTCTCTTATAGCTTTTGTAATTCTATCCATTACTAAAACTTGGAATAATGTTTTTTGAATATCTATTAATACTTCTCTTAAAATATCTTTAAATTTTAAAGCACCTGTTTCACCTCTAGCAAAAGCATCAAATATTTTATTACCAGTTTTTTCAAATGTCTTTGCTACACCATCACCAATACCATCTAGAGCTTTTTGTATATCAGCTAATCTTTGTGTTTTTTCTGCTAAAGCATCTATATGAGCTAACTCTGTTTCTATTGCTGAATTTATAACATCTTGATCTTTAATTTTTTTTGATAAAAGTGCATCTTCTATCTTTCTTGTCATAGCAAGTTTTCTTAATTCTACTTCTGTTTTACCTAAATCTTCTATTTCTCTTGCATTTGCTAATTCTCTTTTAGCTTGTTGATCTTCTAATAATTTTTCTAATTTTGTTTTTTCTTTTAATTTATTGTTAGAAGCTATTTCTGCTGCATTTTTACTTTTAATTTCTTTCGTTAATTGACTAACTATAATTGCTCTTTTTGCTTCTAATTTAGCAATATCTTTTATTAAAGTTTCTTCATCTTCAGCCATCATAATACTGTCACGCAAAGTATTATTCATATTTGCTAGTTCTATATCAATTTCAGCTAATTGTTTTTTTAAATCTGCTTCACCCAAACCTCTTAATGTACTTTCAAAATCACCAAAAACTTTATTAAGACCTTTTAACA